CTTCGGCTTAGGTGCTGGCGCTGCTTTGGCAGGAACCACTTCGCACACTACTACTGCTGGTGGGTCAGACTTTGGAATCTTCCCAACAATAATCGGTTCTGGCGTTGGGGTGGGTGTGGGTGTGGGTTTGGGTTTTACAACCAAGACGCCTTTTGGATTGGCTTTTATGAAGGAAATTATCTCTTTACGCGTTTTCTCTGAGTCTGTTTTGTTGCGGCGCGCAACCCCGATAACTTCATGCCACCAATTGAGGTCCTGCTTGACATCGGGTTTGCGGGTAGTCCAATCTTGATGACGGATCACTCGACCTACTGGGTACGACAGGTTGAATGGGCGCAGGGCGTTAAGTAACGCAGCGGAGAGCAAAGCTGTAGATATCACCTGCTCGAGGGTCATGCCACCTTTAGTTCCGTTGATGGCTGCCGTTGTACCAAGGGATTCGATTTCGATTCCGTACAGGTACTCGTTACCTTGATCCTTGGGAACGGTAACGTCGGGAAGTGTTTTTCTTTTGAAAGTTACAGGTCCGCCTGAACCAGCATGATAGGCGCTGGTACCTGATATAACTTCAACGGTACCGTCGCGGTTAACTAGGAAGTGACATGCGCGCACTGGAGCATAAGGGTTGCCGTTGACAATCCAGTTAAGGGAGTTCATGCCAGCCGTGTGGTGGAGAACTACGCCGACACTCGGGGACGTTCCGTAAACGTTGATCTTCTTGGAGTCCCAGCCGTCAATGAACTTTGTGGGAACTCCGTACTTCTTGAGTTTGTACTTGAGCCTTCGTTGTGAAACTCTCATTTTACTCCTCTACAATCTGTGTAATGATTTTGGTCATCTTTTAATCATACAGCAGAATGTCTTGGTTTATCAAGGTAGATCGGATTTTTATTACTTTTTATCGAAAACTTTGAGGTGTCCCTGTTGCCAAAAACATAACACTTTCATTGTGTTTCTGTAGAGAGTCTCCCCTTCTGCGGTTGCGGCGGCGGAAGAATCCGGGGTTGTTTAGGCTCTTTATTTGTGGCTAGTAGTTCTATTATTGATGAAGCTATATGATAGAAAATCATCGTTTTTTAGACTTAAGTGGGACCATTCAACTAAAGAATTAGAGGCGGATATGGATGTGTGTAGGGTAAAAAGTTACTTACGTCAAATGATGAGTTTGCGTGAGATAGGTGTAAGTACAAATTAGTGAGTTACTAGCAGGAAAAAATATATGTAAGTTGTTGTTTGGTGTAAGTGGAAACCATTCATCTATATCAACTGTATGCAATATGAACTATTTTTACAGTACACGCGTACGCGCGCGCCTATGGGCTCTACTAGAAAATAGTTCATATTAGCGACAGCTGATATAGAAGTATAGTTTTTGTTGTTGTTCGTGGATTTATATAGGTACTAATAGACGACGTAGAAACATAGAGTATTGGTAAGTAAGGTCCACTTTAAATGTCTTTCGCTAAAAATAGCTGTTTTAGTTGACTTGTTTCTACTTCGGATGTAGGGTGAGCGCATGATCCTCTATTACGGGCTGAACGGTGAGACGATTTCTGAGAAAGAGTGGGGCAAACTATTTGGGAGTCCGGATCGAATTGTGGCGAAGATGAACCTGCCGGACCAAGGAGTTGTAGTTTCAACTATTTGGATAGGACTTTCTTTTTCAGATGAGCTAGCGACAGGAGATCGACCGCTGATATATGAGACGATGGTCTTCCCAGAGAATGATTACCTTGAGATAGAGTGTTTCCGTTGGGCTACTCGCTATGAGGCAGCGCAGGGCCATGCAGAAGTAGTTGACAAGGTAGTCTCTGGAGAGATATCCTTGGGAGTAGATCTGGCTCGAGGTCTTCAATCTGATATTGATCTTGAATACAAAGAGTTAATATCTAGGAAGTCTGCGGAAGTAGATGCTTCAGGAGTTCCTACTGCTGGGTGTCCGATATGCGGAGACCGCTGGATCTTAGTTCCGATGCTTTTTGATGAAGAGACTTATGATGTTGCTGCGTGGGGCACAGAAGGAACGTGCTACTCATGTGGGACAAAGGTGACTGTCTGTACCCCGCTGGATGCAGAAGGTCTAGGAGAGGATTAAAATGCTTACCAAAGCGATGACCCAACACGGAACCTACTACCTAATTGATCTTGCGCAAGGAAAAGCTAAGAGAGTTCCTGCACAGGGACGAGGGGCTATGCACGAAGATCTCGAGTGGTTTAATTTCTATGATGTAATGGCTTTTGACTCTGAGTCACTTGAAATACAGGGACCGATTATGGTTGGGAAAAGAATGTACTTTCGAGTTACACATGGAAATTTCTATGATTGGCGAGTCTCAACTGAGGTGATGTCTTTGGAGTCGGTTAACGAAGAAGGGACGGGAGAGACCAATGGATAAGGTTCACGACAATCTGTGTTCATACAAGGTTCATCACTATCTTGCAGGAAAGTGCAATTGTGATGTAATAGAGGTAGTCATTGCGCGAGAGGCAGATAAGGCGCAACTGACGTTACAGCGCGCTTATGAACAGGGACGAATGGTAACGGTGCGCGAACGCAAGGGAAGTCAGACCTTTTCGTTAGTTAAAAATATTGATGTCAGTGGCCTCAATGGGACAGGAGTTGTTGCTTTAGGGGTAGAGTTTCCCGACGGTACAGTGGTCCTGCGCTGGTTAGGAGAGTACCCAACAACAACTATTCATGGCATGGGAATAATCTCGGTGGAGGCTATTGAAGGTCATGAAGGTACGATTTGGATTGAGTGGGACCTATGAGCAAAGAGCAGTATATTCAACTAAGATCTTCTGAGATTGTTGATAGGGATTCGGCATTCTTTAATGCCGATGGTCGAAGACGAGCGATGGTCGAACAGGTGGCGAATAATTTATTTGCTACATGGTTCCCTGACTATGAAACAGGTGGCGGTCCTAAAGGTGACGACTTCCAAAACTGGCACGATATTGCCTGTCTGGATGCACAGGTAGCCGTAGAAACTTTAATAAGAAACGCATGGATCGACGATCCGACAATGGACTGAACTGAGAGGTATGAGGATGGAACTGAGCATATGGGACACGGCAATGATCGCTGCTTGGATTGTGGTATGGCTATCGGTAGCGATGATCTTTTTTGGCATCATTGGAGCAATGGCAAAGTCACGAAAGCAAAAGAATCAGGTCTATAATAAACTTCGCAAGGCAGTCAAAACCGAAGCGGAGTTCGACCGGATTGTCAAGACGATGAAAGATGGAGATGGGGACACTAAATGAATACCGCCTCCGCAGCCCTCGCTGCTCTGGGAATGGATCTCGAAGAAGTAGTGGAGATGGATTCGGTGCTTCGGACACGCCCGGCGCAAAGGGACGGACGGATCTGTCTTTGTGGTCATGGGGTCATGAAGCACTCAGAGTTTGGTGGTCATGTGAACTGCAAACCTTCAAAGATGGACTGTCCATGCAAACGGATTCGACCAGTCATTGATGTCGAAGACACCAGACCGTTCTTGAGAAAGACTCAAGGCGCTGGCCCCATGCACGCATTGTCTAGAGGGCTAGCAGCTTTGGCTGTATCTGGCAAAGAAGCGGAATGGATCGTGGACTTGGTGTGTGACCGTTGCGAAGAGGAGAGTGCAATTTTGTATCCTGTTCCTGTTACCCAAAGCGGTTTCGCTTCAATGGAAGCCACTGGCTATGACGCTCTGCTGTGTCCAACCTGCCGTGAAGCGGTCTAACGTGGAAGAAGACGAGGCTAAGAGAGTTGCAGTTGCCAAGCGAGAAGAAGAGATCATTGAGATGATGCAGGAGATGGTCAATCAATGGGAGGCTGACCTTGGAGATGACGATCGAACTTTGTATTCTTTAGGGTTACGGCGAGCAATCGAACGGATTAAACAGGGATGTTAGGTCACTTTAATAAAATCAATTAACGGCTTGATAATCAAGAGCAAGCCTAAATATATCTTGTTTCTATAATAGATCTGCTACTAAGTAGTGGGTCTATTATAGTTTATGTTTATAAAATCCTCAAAAAGCTGCTCGCTCTCTCTAAACTCGACAAAAAACGTCCTGAAATTGCGCTACGATGTACTTTCGTAAACTTTACGAAAGAATGGAGCTAGCTGTAATGTTCAACAACAATTTCTGGATCGCAGCTTCCGAACGTGCCATCAAGACTTTTGCACAAGCCTTGCTTGCCCTTATCGGAACTGATATGGTAGGGATTACTTCCCTTGACTGGCCTGCACTTCTCGCGGCCTCCGCAACGGCGACTCTGCTCTCCGTTCTCTCATCCGTAGGTTCCGCTAACTTCGGCAAGAACCCTGGACCGTCTATCGCAGACGAGACAATCGAGCCGAAAACAACCTTTATTGAAAACGTAAAATAACAAGTAGATAACGAAATGTCTGAACTCTTAAAGAGTATCGAAGTTGGCGATGGCGGCCCGGATAACAACAACACACCCGATGACGACTCCGAGCCGCTGGAACCTGCTGTTGATGAACCGTTAGACATGCGGCCCGACCTATCCGATATAGGTATTATAGAGATGGAACGGGGTGTTTGTGAGGACACTTTCGAAAACCGTTCTACTCTACGCCGAGCTAAGCTCAACTGGCAACCGGTCTATGACCAGAGCGGCGTGCCCACCGGACTAATCGCGGCCCGCTCCGCTGAAGCAATGAAAGAACGACGGATACTATCTCTAGCCGAGAAGAAACCGCTCCTGGTTGACCCAACAAACAGAAACTCTGACTACTGCACCGGTCTCGAGCTCCTCCTTGAGGACAAAGCTATAAGAATTACTCCACCGTGGGTAATCGGCGCGACTAAGGCCTGGCGTGCCGAGCAAGAAGCTGGCGGCCCGCCAACAAACCGGCGCGCTCCTAAAGGCTTGCCACACCGTTGCCGTGTGATAAAGAGTGACGGTATCCGATGTCTCCTGTGGGGTTCAGGACGCCCGAAAGATGACGGCTTGTGCCGGGTACATTTACGTAATAACCGTAAGCCTGGAGAAGACGTCGAGCGTGCACGTCGAAAGATTATTCAAGCCGCTCCCTATGCCGTTGATGTTCTCGAAGACCTCATGGAAAACGCTGAGTCTGAACCGGTTCGCCTCAAAGCGAGCACCGAAATCCTTGACCGAGCTGGGATACGAGGAGGACAAGATCTTAATGTTGAGATCGAAATAACCGAGGCGCGGCCTGCATCTATGGTTGTTGCCGAACGGCTCGCCCGCCTAGCTGAGGGTGCCCTCTCAATGACGGCCCGCCTCCACGCAATAGCCGAGCAAGCAGAAAACTCAGACATAGTTGACGGTGAAGTAGTTGACGAGGAAGAACCAGGGCCCGCAGCTCAGACAACCGTAAACTTTACCGAAGTAGTAGCTCCTGGCACGCCATCTGATGAACCGATCGAAAAATTCGAAGACCTAGACGAGGAGTCAATGCAGTGATTGATGTGACAGCCGAACAACTTCTCGAAGCGGCCCGGGACCTAGCTACCCATCTATTCAACGATGTCGATTTGTGCACAACCAGGCAGGAGCACATCCGCGTAACTTCTCGAGCGAATGCTGCCGCAGCTTTGTACAACGGATTAAGTAGCGAAGATGGACCTTTTGGGTTAACTTTTACGTTTGACTCTGAAGACGGAGATATTATGTTTACTGCTGAGGAAGACCCGAGAAACGACGATTTGTAGCTTGAGCTGCAGCTGCGGCCCGATCAGAGAAACTTTATCGAAGTTGGTCTCGAGCTCGACCTAAATCTAAAATACTTGACTTTATAAAAGCGGCGCGCTAAGGTGCGGAAATGTCTTACCCAATAGAGATACTTCAGTTCACCCGTAGGGGCGATGCTACAAATTCAGAACAGAGGTATGTTTTTATTGTCAACCGAGATCGTCTTTTCATCAGCACAACCTGGACCTTTAAAGATGAACTAGGAAGTACTGTGGGTCCGGACACGGCCACTTTCACAGACATTAGACAACTCGAGAAGATTCTCAGGCTCAGAACGGATGCCCTCGTGAGTAAAAACTTTGTGCTCGATGAATACGCCAAAGACATTCTAGAAATGCAATCCGCCAGGTAATCAACAAGGAGAAACAATATGGATGTTGAAAGAAGCTACGTAGATATCTCAGTATCAAAAAAGAAAGACGTAAAGTCGGCGGGGTGGCTCGTCGAGTTTAAATCGGACATTCCCGAAAACTGTGTTGTTGAAGCATTCAACAACTCGACGGCTGGTAAGAGATACGCCGTCTCGTTTTTCAATTCGATTTCCGGCGAGGACCGCAAGCGGCTACCCTGGAGCGATTCATCAACAGGATTAGATACAGCGTTCGATGCTAGCTATGACATCTCCGCCCGAGGAAAAGCAATCTTCCGTAAAGATTGACAAACGGCCTGCCGCGTGTAAGACTTCTATAATGATTGAAGCATTGATACTATGGCAGATAGTCGGAGCACGTTCGGATGAGAGGATACGACGGCAAGACCGGCCTGACGGTTATTCCTTTTATGTAGGGATGGTTGCGGTAGCATTTATCTTTACTATATTTGCATGGCCAGTCAACGCTATCTACAGAACCGGCCTGCTCAGGTGGAATAAATACATTGCTATTTTTCTAGCGGTGAGCGTATACGCATTAATTGCAACCGGTGCACCCGTCTTTTTCTTTGGGATAGGTTTCTTGTGGGCTTGTTGCGAGCTTGCGGCCTGGATGGAACGTCAAGAAAGAATGTAGAAGTTCAGCACGGTTGGGAAGTTTGACTACTAGACAGGAGAAGTTATGTTATTAAGAAACTACATCGGATCCGAGATCCGGCGCGCCCGTGTTGACAAAGACATGACTTTGCGAAGTATGGCGATTGTATCCAATGTAACTATGAGTTACATTTCCGAAGTTGAGCGCGGCCTGAAGGAACCGAGTTCCGAGGTACTTCGTTCCCTATGCACCGCACTTGACTATCCGGTTTCCTCCCTACTGACTGAGGTTAGTAGCAAGATGTTGATACATGAGATCGAACTTGAGTTGAAGCTCGGCAGCTACCCAACGTCAATAAAGTATTCCAAAGTGATCCAGGATGGCGGGTTGACAACCGTCGGATAAAGTTCTATAATAAAAGACGGAATGACAAAAGACAAACAACACCTACACATACAAAAGGGGACACCATGACAACAGGACTTAAGTTGAGCAAAGATCGCAAGGTTGCCAACATCGTAAATAAAGCTGGCACGCAAGCCGCTATGCACAACGCATTCGGGTTACCGGCAGGCGATCAATTCTCATGCGGAGGCATGACTGATGTGTGCGGCTCGATTTGCTACGCAAACAAACTAGAGAAGTTATTTCCTTCGCTTCGCGTATTGCTGATGCACAACTGGAACCTGCTAAAAGATGCGGATTTCGACACAATGGTCAACCTACTTGATGAAGTTATTTGCAAGTTTGAATCAGAGTGCGAGAAACGTTCCGCCAAAAAGATATTCAGAATTCACTGGGACGGCGACTTCTTTAGCATTGACTACGCTCGAGCATGGATCGAAGTTATCCGTTGTCATCCTGATATACAATTCTGGTCATACACTCGGCAGGCGTTCGCTGCAGTTGAATTACATAAGTCTGGACTTATCAACGTAGCAAACTATTTCAGCGCGGATAGTGCAAACTTGCCTATAGCAACAATGCTACGAAAGACCTACGGCATACGCCTAGCAATGCTTGCCGATAATTTCCAAGACGGTCAAGCCGTTATGCGTGAGATCACCGGCAAGGTTGGTGCAAAGTGCCCAGAGAATAATAAAGCGCAGGCGTTCGGATTAATCACAACCGAAGGATCGGCATGTAGTAGGTGCCGCCTATGTGTGTTCGGCAAGGCTGACATAGTATTCAGCGCGACTAAAAAATAGTTTAGGCAGAGGGACTGCCACCAAATGACGGGAGTACGAAATGAAAGTAAAAGATTTAATTCAGCAACTTAACGACCACTACAAACCGGAGGACGATATCTTCTTGATTTCTTGGGACAAGACCTTCGGAGCCGGTATGACAGAAGACGGCGTGCTAAGCGATGAGCAATGGGAAACCGCTGTTGCACTTATGGAGTTTAGAGAGCACAGAGATATGGAAAACGTAAACGGAGAGATGACAGAACTAATCCGTGAGAGAGTAAACGAAGCACTAGAGGACTGAGATGTTTCTTAGTAGCACGAGTTAGAAGGTTGACAACCGCCAGAAAAAATGTAATAATAGAACTTGTACGGCGAGGGTATGCGACCCCTAACGACTCGCTCCTTCGCCGTACAACCAAATGACATTACACTAAGACGGGAGCAAGACAATGGGTTTAGATCAGTACTTGAGAGTAAGTAAGAACTTCGGCTCGTATATCAACGACACCGAATCCGCTTCATACGACGCAATTATGGCGGCGGCAGGGCTGGATAAGATCGGTAATTCGAACAGCAAATATGTCACAGTAGAAGTAACCGCACTCTACTGGCGCAAGGCAAACGCGATCCACGGCTGGTTTGTCAACGAACTGGCAGGCGGCGAGGACGAGTGCCAAGTAATTCCGGTAACCCGTGAAAATATAACTACGTTGCGCGATCTTTGCGTAGACGCTATGAGTGTTCCAGCAGGTATGTCTCTTGATACTCATGCGCGTACGGTGCTTCCCCCATCCGATGGGTTCTTCTTCGGTGGGTCAGAAATTGACGATTACTATATTCAAGATCTGAAGGACACAATCGAAGGTATAGACCGTATCCTCGAAGAACTTCCAGAAACCGGCGAGGGCTGGGACTGGAGTTTGACATATCAAGCATCGTGGTGACACGGCTTGACAACGGGCAACCGATTCGGTAGCCTCTAATCTTGTTGGTAGAGAACCCCCCTTCTCCCAACAACGAGTCCCGTCAGAGTTCTCCCCCGTCCTCTGGCGGGACTCACCTTTCTTAGTAGCACGAAAAAACAAACGACAAAACGACAAAAACTAGAAACCAGGAGTAGACAATGCCAATCTTTATCGAAGTTGAAGACACGGACGGCACGATCTTCGAGTGGGTAACAGACAGCGAAACTTTAGACAAATTGCGCGGCCATCTTGGAAAACCGCAAAATGTCTACTCTTTAGTAGCAAGTGATCTCGCGGCTTGACCGCGTGAAAGTAAACCTCTATAATAGGTAAACACCTACAAGAGATGGAGAACAAAATGCCAAACTGGGTTCATAACAGCCTAAACATTACCGGAGACAAAGAGCAGATCACGCGCCTAGTCGCGCAGGTATCTGCCCCCTACACCACAAAAGGTTCTGAGTGGGCAGACGGCAAGATGATTGCGGTAGATGCCGTAGTCACAGATCAAGATTTCTCATTCTGGAATATCTCACGGCCTGAAGGCGAGGACTTGGGTAAGTACAACGAGTCTATGGAAGGTCGCGCAGGCGCACATCCGTTCTGGTACGGCTGGAACAACACCCACTGGAATACTAAGTGGGAAGCCTGTGATGCTACAAGTGAAGTAACTCACGGAGAGAAGGAGAGTCAGGCTTCCTACCACTTCCAAACGGCGTGGAGTCCACCAACTATCGTACTTGCTAAGTTGGCAGAGCAATACCCAACGCTAAACATGACACTCTTCTGGGAAGAAGAGCAGGGTTTCGGTGAGGACTTAGAGATTACGGGCGGGGAGATTGTCGTCAATGATTCGTGGGATATCCCAGAGACACATGAGGACACAATGAAACGGCGCGACTACTGCTATTGCGAAGATGCAGAAGATCAAGATGATATTCCGTTTGATGATTGCCCGACTAAGTTTGATCCGAATATGATAATTGACAAAAACGAAATAGAAATGGAGGCACTAATATGAGTAACGTGACATCACTTACTTACTTCGCAACTGACGGGAACTACGGGAATGCAGGAGGTCTCACCGTTGTAGATACGTCTGCATGGACAGACCTTGACTTCGAGTTGCTAGATGGCGTGACAGATGAGTTGCGCCCTACTGCCGGTCGAACGATCTCCGATTGGATTGAGGGTGGTCGAACAGATGACTACAATACTTACTTCCAGAAATTGGGAATAGATATTCCTTAGTAGCACGATTTATATGATCGTCCCTGCCGTGAGGTGGGGACTTTCGTATTTAGTAGCAAAGTTGCGTATCTACTTAGTAGCAACACGCAAACTTCGATATAGATTTGACAAGTACTCGAATAACCTGTAAGTTTGCTCTTGTAAGGAAAACACCTACTAAACGACAGAAGGAAATAAAATGGACGTTACTAAGTCAGTTCAGGGGATCGCCGTTTATGGCGAGTTTGTACGCCCCGGCACCACCACGCAGGTTATTGTTACTCCTGACGGACGCAACACAGCAGGCGACAAGGTTCAGATGCACATTGTGCGCCGAACAATCAGCCTATCTACACCACGCAAGCAATGGCGTTTCAGCACACTATCTACCACTGACCCAATTACAACCTACGCAGGGTCAAACGTAGACGCTCTAAAAGAGATCTACTGCGACAATCGCATGAGGTACGCCTCGTCATTGTTCGAGCAACTGGCACGCGGAGATTGGTTCTTAGTAGCAGATCCAATTCTGGTTGAGGTCTCCAAAATGGATATGGATCATATCTCCATAAACAAGACACCTACCAAATTGCTTTATCGCATCACGCAATCCCGTCTAATGATTCCGGGATATCCAACTGACGTTGTAAATGAAGAAATAACCACAACACCTACACTTGCCACTATTTAGTAGCAACGAGCCGAAGGATAAAAAAATGTTATCAGAAAAGTTTGCAAATATCGGATCAGTCTCAGAGCCAACAAAGTTCTGGAGCATGGTTGTCGAAGTCGCTGCACAAATGGACGTACCAGAGTCTGCTATGAAATTGTCATCAGAGGTATTGCCACAGGGTCGGTACGTCGAACGTGCTGCAAATGGGACACGCAAGCCAAAGACTCCAAAGGCACTTCCCACCGTTGAGTCATTAGATGCAGATACCGAATATCTGCGACCTAATGGAATGATCTATCACACCCGCGAATGGGGAGAGCATGGAGATGTCGCTGCCCTACGCAAGGCGCGTGAAGTTACGGCGCAAGCCTTCACAGAAAGTTCCGGCTCTCCAATGTTCTCGCTGCTCTACGGCGCACCCGGCTGCGGAAAGACTGCACTAGTTGAGGCTGCTTTCGGTGATAATATCTACACGATCTTGGGGACTGGCGATACCGAAGTGGCAGACATGATCGGTGGATATATTCAGACACCTAGTGGTGGCTTCGAGTGGTTGGACGGCGATCTCTTAAAGGCTGCCGAAACTGGTGGAGTCTACTTCATAGATGAGGTCGGACTCATTGATCCGAAGGTTCTCTCCATTGTGTACGGACTCATGGACGGACGGCGCGAGATCACTGTCACCGCAAACCCAGAGCGAGGCACAGTCAAGGCTCACCCAGAGTTCTATGTAATCGCTGCTACTAACCCAAACGCACCCGGCGTTCGGTTGTCAGAGGCTTTGCTGTCGCGGTTCACTATTCAGGCAGAGATGACAACAGATTGGAGTCTGTCACGCAAACTAGGCGTAAGCACCACTATGGTGACGGCTGCACAGAATCTAGCCAAGAAGCAAGCGAGCCACGAAGTTTCATGGTCTCCACAAATGCGCGAACTACTGGCCTTCCGCGATATATCCGTATCGTTCGGAGTCCCGTTCGCCATATCAAACCTACTCGCTGCTGCACCCGAAATTGACCGCCCAGTCGTCGCTGACGTACTGACGCGAGCGTTCGGTAGTGAGTGCAAGCCTGCCAAGATCTAATCCTTCGATCTGGCAGATCGGGGGAGTCGGTGTAGGTGCTGACTCCCCCACCCTTCCATTCTTAGTAGCATGGTGATACGCTTTCCATAAGTAATCGGACACTAAACAAAGGACACAAAATGGGACACTACAAAATTGACGGAACACGCGCAGAGATGACAGACCCTAAGTGGTTGAGAGTTGGCAGTCAGGTTGGCGCACTCGCAAATGAGTGGTCAGATCGGTCAGACATTATTGCCTACGTTGGATCTGGTGCTGGTGGAGAAGCCCCTGCATGTTTCATACCTGCAAGCGCAGAGGTTGAGGTGAACGTAGACGTTGCTTTCGGTTATGGCGTAGAGCCTGCCGACATTGACTTGACTACGCGGTCAGGACGCTACGAGTTTCCACGCGCTGTCGGTGCGATCTTGCACGAAGCCTTTCATGCAAAGTTCTCAAAGTGGGATCTACTAGAGGCACGAAAAGATCTAAAGAAAGATGAGTTTGAGGCTTTGATGCTGCTAGAGGAAAGTCGGATCGAAGCACACGGTATTCGGTCGAATCCAAAAGCAAAGCCTTTCCTTGAGACTTGCGCTATGGAAATTGTTATCGCAGACGCTGGCGAACAGTTTGCAGAGATGAGTAGCACAGAGAAGGCTGCCCTACTGGTCGCATTAGTTTGGGCGCGTGTTGATCTTGGGATTCTAAAGTTTCGAGATGTCGCAAAAGTTACGGACTTGATTGACGAATACTTAGGGCTAGATGTGATTGCAGAGTTGCGCGATCTTGCTACTAAGGCACAGAGGCATGGCTATCATTATGACGCTACCGATATGTACCCGATTGCGATTGAGTGGGCAAAGATTGTGCGCGAGGTAGCAGAGGAAAAAGGCGAAGGTTCCCCGGACTCTGGCGAAGGCAAAGGCGAAGGCGAAGGCGAAGGCGAAGGCGAAGGCAACGAGTTTATGGAAGATCTTATGGACGCATTAAACGAGGCTGCCGACAACGTATCCGTTAGTAACAGTGACTCACTTGGCGACGCGGAGACAATGGAAAAGTATGAAGAAGTTGTCAAAGAAAAGTCAGACAAATCCAAAGAGAGAAAAGATGCCAAAGAAATGGCGAGCAAAATCTTTGGATCTGGTACGGCAGAAGTTGTTGGAGCCGGAACATTCTCTACGTTGAAAGAGACCCGAAATCCACGGTCAGATGAACGGATCGCTGCAACAATTATTGCTACTAAGTTGGAGAAGGCAAAGTACCGCGACCGTGATGTGACCAAGGTGTCAAGCATTACTCCACCCGGACGGCTTCGCGCACGAACAGCGGTTCAAGGTGCTGCCATGAAATCGCGCGGAGTGATGACACAACCAGAGGCATGGCGCAAGAAGGTTCGCAAACAAACGGACGAACCCACATTGACTATCGGAGTCATGGTGGATATCTCCGGCTCAATGGGCGACGCTATGGAGCCAATGGCAACTACGGCATATGTCTTGAGCGAGGCTGCCGTCCGTGTTCAGGGCAAGGCTGCAATGGTCTACTACGGCAACACGGTATTCCCCACACTTCGACCCGGCGAGCGCATGGATCAGGTCAAGGTCTATACCGCTTCCGACGCAACCGAAAAGTTTAATGACGCTTTCCTTGCTCTTGACGGTTCGATCAACCTGCTAAACGGCGAGGGTGCAAGACTGCTGGTAGTTGTTAGTGACGGTCACTATGTCAGGGACGAGGCGGTCGCTGCCCAACGCTGGGTCAAGCGGTGCGCTGAACAGGGCGTGGCGGTTGTATGGCTACCGTTTGACGAAGGTTCAACGGCTAGGGCATTGGCTGGTGACAACGCGGTCGTACTATCCGGCAGGTTTAGCCCAACGGCTGCTGCCGACAAGATCGGTGCTGCATGTGAAAAAGCGATCTCAAGCGCAACGGCGCGCAAGATGTAGCGCGTGCTACTAAGAAGGTTGTCCCCTTCGTGTCCGGCACGCGCACAAAGTCACCCCCCATGTTTAGGCGTGGGGGGTTTGACTTGTCTGACGTTAGTAGCACGACACGGCGCGCGATCAAGTTTCGATAACGGCTTGCATGTTGGACTCTACTTTGCTAAACTGAACACATCACGGACAGCCCGTGGTGATGAGCAAGGAGTCCACATGGCTATACGCAAAACGAACAAGGGAACCGTATCGGTATCCCATAAGGGCGCGCTGGTTGCAACCGGCGAGGTAGCCGAAGCAGTAGCAGTAATCAGCAACATGCGTGCTACTAAGAAGCAATGCACGAACAAAGAAAAGACCGCCAAGGATCTAGTGGAGCAGGCTGCTGGGAACCGCGCTCGAATTATCCTCAATGAGGACGGGGACGTAATTTGCGAGATCATCAAAGTTGTTGCCGAAACAACTAAACTTGATGACTTCATCATCGAACTAGAACGGCTGTACCCAAAAGAGTGGGCGGTACTCATGGACTCCGACCCCAGGGCGATCGAACTGACCAAGGTCGCTGCTACTAAAGAGGGAGTGAGTTACAGAGTTATGCCGAAGTAATCGGAGCGTGAGGGGATCCCCAATCGGGATCCTCTCACAATCGGTTAGTAGCACGACACGGCGCGCAGGGGGCAGGCTTGCATTGTCGGTCAGAACTGATAAACTGGACACACCACCTACGAAAGGACACCAGATGACAACAATCTTGAATCCACAAAGCAGTCGGATACGGTTATTCGTTTCCATGCAAGCACTGGACATGTATCTAAAGAGCAACGGGGCGATGGAACTCACTCGCAACGGATCACGAAACGCGGTTGCGATTATCGAGGAAGCAACCGGCAAGACATACAAGCGGTCAATGAAAGGCAAGCGCGAAGCACTAACGGACGTTAAGGACTTGCTGGGCGAGGGGATATCATCATGAGTCGCAGGTACGAAACAACAAAGACCGACCTAGACAACTATCGGTTAATCACGGACAAAGTGCGCGAGGATCTGCGCGAGGAGTTTGGTTTAGTTGCTACTAAGTATGACGGCGTAGAGGTGCTAACAATTAGAGGAGACCTAGGCGTATGCACAGAGTGCCTACGGAAAGACCGCGCAGAATCTGAAACAGACGTCTCCACAGTCGTCTACAACTTGATTGTGCCGGTGCAAGAGGATCACGGCGTGGACTGGACAGAAGGCGAGACAGTCTGTGATGAGTGCGGTGAGATTAGTTGGTGTTCAACAATGGACGAACTTGATGAGTCCAACCGTCAAGATGCAGGCGAGGCGCGCTACGAACAGATGAAAGATGAGGGGTGGTGAACACGGTGACTCTCACGGAGAAGGGAGAAAACGTGCTACTAAGAGTATGGGCAACCGTCAAGCTGACGGGCGCGATAGGTGGGATCCTTGCGATCATGTTGGTTGCAGGCGCGATAGAAGTGGGTGGTTGAAATGAACGGATATGCAGTTGCTACTAAGAGAGTGAACTTCGAGATCGAGAACGGATCCGAAGTCTGGGAGATCATGATGCAGGTCATGAGTGACGGAATGACCTTCGTATTCGCAGAAACAGAATATGAATCGCCATTCGGATTACAGCGCGACATTCACGACGGACTGGACTTCGATACCGCGCCGACAGTTGCAGACATTCTCATGCGGATAGACGCGGAGCGCGAGAATCTATGGGATCAAGAGCAGGAGAGATCCCAAGCACCTGATTAGTAGCACGACAGGGGAAGGAGAAATCCTTCCCCGTTGCGCCGGTCGCTCAGAAAAAATGTTTTTTCTGGACAGACCTTTCTTTTTTTTTGCTTAGGCTTGCACTTAGTGTCGAGTTCGCGTATTCTCTTAGTAGCACAAACAATCACCTACAACGAAGGAGAGACATCATGGCACTAAGTTACGCGGGCATTAAGGGCAAGATCTCCGAGCGCGAAATCTTTACCGGCAACAGCATGACTGCCGAGTACGTCCAGAATGAATACGCCTCATTAGGGCGACTCCCAACCCATGACGCAAGCGTCCTACGCGCCGACATTCAACGCGCAAAAGACAATGCTGACAGCGTTTATGTAATCTATTCGTATGCCACGCCGATTGCATGGGCATACGGTGACACGGTGCGCGTACCAGAGGTTAAGTACAGCGTTACCACGTCGAAGCAACAGAGTCTAGTGCGCGGATACCTAAGGTAGACTTGCATCATGGCTAATCGTGCTACTAAGAAGGACAGGGGGCGCACCTTGTACGGGGTAGGTGCGCCCGGAAACTTCGCGCTCAATACTCACGCGCCACGCTTTGCCGACAGGCGCACGAAACGAAACAGATCACGCGCCGAAATCGAGCGCAAAGCAGTTAATGAGTCTAAGTCTAGTTAGTAGCAGGCAGTCTTGCACTTGTCAGAGAGTACTGATACGCTGGATACATACCGCAAAGCGCGGTCAAGATAGGGGACATCAGATGAGCATCACTCAAGCACAGAACACGGCGATTGTTTCCGCTGGTTTCACGGTAACTAATTTCAAGAGTCCTGCCATAATGTGCGCGACTCAGCCACTGGAAACATTTAGCGCACCTGACTGGCACTCACTCGCTCTTTACGCGATAAAGTTTCAACTGTGCGAGTGCGAGAACCACCAACCAATTACATTGTGCTACTAAGAAAGAGGGACATCATGAGCATAAAATTTTCTGAGACAGAATATGCAGTTTGCCTAGATTGCGTCATGTCTGCTGCTGGATACGACGCGCACGAATTAGGCTGTGAGCCAGAGCATGAGCCACTGTCAAAGTTTGCAGGCGATACGACCACCACAATTATTCCGACAAACACGGATCTGGGTTTCTCGAATAAGGGCTGCCAAGGTTGCGAGGACAAACTAGCAGGCAATCGCTACGCGATAACGCTGCTAGATATTTAATCATGCTACTAAGAGAAGGGGAAACGAAATGACTTGCCTACAAGACCACACGGACAAATGTAAGGGAACAGTGGAATACCGCGAATCTCTGTCAGGTACGGGTGTAGAGATTGCAAGATGCGAGAATCACTGGGGCGAAGCACTAGAGCGCGACGAGCAGATCAGACTACGTTATCCACGCAACGCGCCAAGTGACTTTGATCCTTCGTACGCTGGTGAGTCATGGGAGTGAACGAAATTATTAAGTAGCAGGAGAAAGTTGCGACCAGAAAAAATGTTTTTTCTGAAGTGCCAAGTTATTCGCCAGACTTGCATAATCACTAAAGTTAATGTATTCTCTTAGTAGCACAAAATGATCAGCGAAATACGCGGATCGAAAGGGGCGGGGAGATATGCCAAAGCAAGGGACAGTCACAGTAGTTTCAGTCCGACCATTCTGTGACTTTGGGTGCGGATCAGAAGCAAAGATTGACGGGCGCACGACTATGGGTGCGTGGGCGAACATGTGCCTAGATCATTGGATCTCATACGGCTGCGGGAAATTGGGCGTGGGGCACGGTCAAAAGTTAGCACTTGCCCCTAAGAATGAAGGGGGTGAGTGATATGGGATTCGACATGAGTCTGGACTACGCCAATGGGACATGGTTACAGGGGCGCATAGACACAACTAGAGCGCGTATCGAAGAGGTGTTTGGCGCACCATTGTTTGAGAGCGCGGATTCATATGAAAAAGTCATGACAGAGTGGGGCATCATGTTTGATGATGGAACATGCGCGACTATCTATGACTGGAAACGCTACGAAATGGGCGCGGTTGGATTCCATGAAGTTTATGACTGGCACATAGGTGGAACTAGCCATGATGCTATGGATAAGGTTACAGCGGTGCTACTAAAGAGAGGGGGTGAGCGAGATGACTGGAGTTACATTAACAATTCATGATCAGGCTAAGGGGATTGCTCCGACACAAACTTTCACGTTTGAGTGCCATAGTCCCAAAAGACTGGCAGAGATTGTTCAGGGCACGTTCGACAACATGCCAGAGAGTGCGCGGATTACGCAGATTTATGTGGACTAATTAGATCTACTTAGTAGCACGACAAACACGCGGAACCTAATTTAGGTTTAGGCTTGCACATGTCAGTCACTTAGTGTATTGTTCTACTTATACGGAAAGCCCGTACAAAAGTGAAGGGGTCAAGATGACTATCAAAAAGACAAACAAGGGCACGGTTAGCGTTTCGCACCGTGGCGCAGTAGTGGCAGACAGCGCACTTATCGCTGCTATCGCTCAAGTGAGTAACATGCGTGCTACTAAGAGAGAGTGCACTAAGGCTGAGGACGCTGCCAAGGTTGCAATCAAAGTTGCCACGGGAGATCGTGCGCGCCTTATCCTCAATGTCGAGGGAGACATCATCTGTGAAGTCAAAGAAGTTGCAACAACTAGCGTGAGCGTAGATGGGTTTCTCGAAGCACTAGAGGGACTCTACCCCGACATCTGGGCAACGCTCATGGACAGAGATCCCAAAGCAGTTGAGACCGCTAAGACCGCTGCTACCAAGCATGACACCTACCTTAAGGTGTTGCCTAAGTAATTAGGACTCGGAGAGGGGGACACGCGCCCCCTCTCCACACCATAACAGTGTGCTACTAAGAGAGAGACATCATGACAACAGACAAAGCAAAGACGATTACAGGGGTAGTCCTATCCTTGGCCATAGTTGGGACGCTGATAGGCATGGTTATGTCCATGCAAAGTCACGGACTACTTTGGTAGCACGCGAAAAATAGAGGGGAGTCGCGGAGATTCGTGGCTCCCGTTTAGTTTCGAGGAACCAGAAAAAATGTTTTTTCTGACATCCCCGCCGCGCGGTCAGACTTGACAGATAATTATTTTCATGATGTAATTTATCTATCACTCCAAGGGGGGTGATCAATGAAAGGACACAGCATGAGGGCATTGACAGTGAACGCAGAGACATTAGAAACAACTCTGATTGACCTGCCACGCGAGGGCGGGCTGGCACAATTACAGCGCGAGGTCGGCGGATATATCGAAGCGGTACGGTTAGAAGAGTTTGATTTCTATCTCAATGAAGAGGGCAAGATGATTGGCCTACCTCTCAATGAAGTGGGCACGCTGCTTTGGGAGAGCGTATATGGTCAGACCGACGTGATCATGGGTAATATCGTTGTCGTAGGTAAGCCTGATGATGAGGGCTACGAAACAGAGTTAAGTTTAGAGAGCGCGCAAGAGATTCAGAATATCGCCATTACGTTGCAAGTCACGCGGTTTGGTAATGCGCTTATGGCGCGCGGTAACTAATCCTAGTCAAGGGGAGAGAGTGCATGTCTGACATTCTCTCCCCCTACACTTTAGTAGCACGATTTATATGCTACTAAGAAAGACACGCAAAGATTGCTCTCAGTTTGCATATGTCAGTGCATTGTGATATTGTTACACCACAAGCACAAACGAGCGAGAGGGGCACAAAATGAGGTTCATGCCAGATAGCGCGATACTCGGAACCATAGGCCACGCAAAGCGTCGCTCAGCAAAGAGTAAGGCTCGCGCACGTCGCGCATCACGCAACCAACGCCCATTGACAGGCGTGGACATCATTGGCGGTATCGCCCTCATGTTCGGATTCATATTGTTCGTAGCACTATTCGTTTAATCGTGCTACTAAGAGAAGGGGAGATCATGACAACACAGACACAGACACTTTGCAAGGATTGCAATATGTATCCTGCGATTCAGATTCAGCCGGAATACACAGAGCGTTGCCGGCACTGCCACAATAAATTGTGGAAGAAATAATCATGCTACTAAGAGGGAGCACGATTGCGTTTAAGTGCGTAGAGTGTTTGCGGACGTGGACAGTATTTGATGACGCTCAAGAATGGGCGTATGGTCACGATTGCGAAGGGGGGTGATCGTGGAGATAGCCCAAGCGGTACTTGCGGGGATTCTAATGGGATTCGGCGCGGGGATCATATTCATTCGACGATGCTACTAAGAGAGAGAGACAGGCAAAATGTGTGTTTGACTTGCAATTGTCAGATGACTAATGTAGACTAAAGACATGCCAACACGGGCACAGAGATAGGGGACATCATGGCACCGGCTCAAGATTACGTGGAGACCTGCGGATACTGCACCAATGAGTATCTTTACTCAAACCTACGCACCAATAATGAGGGGGACGCAATTTGCCCCCCCTGTCGGAAAGAGGGGGAGTGAGCGAGATGATTTATGTTCCCATTATTCATGCTACTAAGAGAGAGAGTGACAAAGAGATGACAACACCATTGATATTTATCACAGATCCTGGACATGGTTGGTTAGAGGTAGACTTAGCAGAATTCCCAGAAGCATTTGATTGTGGGACAGGATACGGATACATAGACGAAGCGCGCGGAAAGATATACCTCGAAGAGGATACAGAGCTTTGGGCATTCTTGAAGACTCACCCAGAGATTAACGACCGCATTACAGAGAAGGTGTGGGCAGACAGAGACGCACCATTGCGAAACCTGCCAAGGAACGAGGCCAGACTTGTGAGGGCGTAGGTATTAGTAGCGAGGGGGCGTGGCGAGAGTCGCGCCCCTAAGTTGCCGCCAGCTTAGAAAAAATGTTTTTTCTGAGAGCCACGATACGCGGTCAGATTTGCAATTAAATATATTGTAAAGTAAAGTAAGGTAAAGTTAAATAGACAGCCACGCAGGTGCTCGCCACCTACGCTACTAAGAGATAGAGGGAATACTAATAATAATGAAAACTAAACGAAAGTCTTATCTACCAGTAGAGGTAGCAGACGCCTTTAATAAGATCTCAGGTGAACCACAATCTTTGCGAGACTCCTACATGCTACGTCTAGTAATGAATGGATGGACGCATAACTCTGTTGCAGTCGCTGCTGGAGATCTCTCACGTGAGCGAGTACGTCAGTGCGTGCATCCAAGTGTTTCTGACACTAATCCTTATTGGGACTATGTAACTACTCATGGCATTGACTCTCTCCCAGTCCCAGACTTACCAGATCGCATTGAAAAGCCTAGGGCTGCCCCAAGACCTATGCCTAGTGACGAAACTCTGGCACGACTAAGAGAACTAAAGCCACTCGCTGCGGAGGTACGATTTAATCACAGCCACAACAGAGCAGAGGCTGAAGAGTATGTCGGGTTAATTTGGCACGCGCATACCGTAGAAGGCGTAAGTGTGTACCGTTTAGGAAAGTTGCTAGACGTGCTGCCTTGCGGTATCGAGAGTCGTCTAGTGCGTTATGGGTACAAGAAAACCAATGGTGGATCTGAAGCCTTTAGTCCGATTAAGTATCGGAAAGTCTAAGATCATATTGTGTAGTGAAGTGGAGTGCTACTAAGTAGTAGCACGACACTCACGCCCTCGTAGTTCAACGGACAGAATAACCGGCTTCTACCCGGTAGGTTGGGGGTTCGATTCCCTCCGAGGGCACACTTGACAAACAAAGTAATGTCATATATTATTGTACTAACAACACAACAACTAAGGAGTGAGTCACATGATTTAAGTAAAGGAGTGAGGGTGGGGATACTCCAAAACCGCCAGCCAAAGGGACATAATCCCCTAGGCACAGAACACAGATAGGGGACAATAAGTTTACGGTAGGGGGAGGTGCAGAAAAACCCTCCCTCTACTACTTCTACTAACTAAGAAGAAGGGGTAAGACAATGAGACTCCAAATGAACAGCGCAGAAGAGTTAGGGCTCATGCTTAGTCCAGATGAGGTAAGCGTACTTGCTACGGCATTAGGTGGGCTGCTAAGCACACTAAACCATGAGATCGAAGAGATCGGAGATACCGCAAAGGAAGATCAAAGTAATCTTATGATGATGCTCTCCATGAAAATGGATACGGAGATAATGTTTCTCAGTCTTTGGACGGCTCTAGGATTGGGCGAGGAAAAACTTGCCATGCTACTAAAGACAACACAGATAGGTGAGGGGGAGAGTGAGTGAAATGAGAAAGTTTAATAAAGAAAATTATGGTGAAGACTTCTACGGTGTAATAACCCACTGTGAGGTGAGGGTTAATTGGATCAACTGCCCTCTCCATAACAAAACAGGTTGCAAGGGAACGGTTTGTGCGATTTGTAGAGTAACCGACTTCGATTGTGAAGGTGAGTGAAATGGTAGATCGCATAGAAAGTACGAAAACGGTCATGTTTGTAGGTGACTACTTTGCGCTGACAACTACGGTCATACTAGATGAGGGGCTACGTTACGAGGACGAAGAGGACGAGGACTTTGCCATAAGGATTGCCACCGTATTCCTATCAGAGCATTACGGGTTTGATGACATAGATGAAAAGTCCAATCAGATAGGTATCGTGGACGAGGACATGCCATAGATGCGGTACACTTTGACTTCTAAGTAGTAGCATGTAATCCCCTTTCCGTGCTCCTTAGATGTGGGAACCCCTTACCCACGAAGGCTGGCCTCTGGATACTTCCCAGAGGTCAGCCGTCTTTATTGTGGATGTGGAGCTGAGAAAAAACGTTTTTTCTATGATACAGATTGGATGTACGCTATTCACATGTCTAACATCGAGATCGTTCAGAGTTCCTTTCACAGTAATGGTCACGCTGCCCCCTTCTACGCGGCAATAGTCGATGACCCAGACACAGGAGAAACAAAGATCGTCATTATGTTCGATGAGCCTGAATACACAGCCGTACTATCGTTGGATGCGCTACTTAATGACGAGGACATTTCTCATGACAAGCATAATTCGAGAGGAGATATCTACGATTCTAAGTTGAGAGATGTTTTGTGGTATCCGGAGTCCGGGTCATAGGGTGACAACCATTATTGGAGTTCAAGGATCTTCATGGGCTGTTATGGGCGCTGACTCACAGGTGAGTGAGGAGTCAAAAAAATTTCGATTGCCATCATCGTTTAGTAAGTTGATTTCTAATGGTGAGTTTCTCATAGGGACAGCAGGAGATGTTCGCGCCGTCAATATTCTTACCCATACATTCGTGCCACCGATTGTAGGGAAGATCCCAGATGAGGGGCTGGATAAGTTTATGGTATCCCGTTTTGTTCCTGCTCTCAAAGTTTGCTTTGATAATAATTTCTATGGCAAAGACAACGAGCATGACTCAGTATTTATTGTTGCAGTTCGCGGGGTGTTATATGAAGTAGGGGGAGGCTATGAATGTATTCGAGATGATACGGGGTTATATTCGGTAGGTAGTGGATCCTCATACGCATTAGGCGCGTTGCATGTCTTAAACAAGAAGCCCAGGACATTAAGCGGTGCTAAGGTTATGATCAAAGAGGCATTGCAAGCGGCAAGCAGATACGATACAGGTACATCGGATCCAGTTACTATTATCGTACAAAGATATTAGTAGCAGTCTCGGTTACTTGCCGTTGCGTTTGGTTGGCCTGAGGCAAACAATCTCCAAGAATATGCTCAGGATCGCTGCGCCTAGCGCAAAGGCTCCCAAACCTATTCCTACGGTTATTGCGTAGTCCCATGTCATGTGACCTATCATGACAGGAGTATATGACACTTTAAGCGTGGTGCGCTAGGTATTATCGTTTGGATAGTGTAGGATAGTGCTAACACAACGACAACACATAGGGGACACCATGAAAGATGTACGATTGACACTCAGAGGCAAGATTGTATTGGCTATGGCATTGCTAGGGCTAGTGAGTGCTGCTATCTACGCCGTTACACCAGAGGAATGCAGGTCGGGCGAGAGTCGTCAAAGTGCCTACTGTGCGGAATATCTACGCTAGGATGAGATCATGATGAAGCGTATAGTTTGGGCTGCCGTAGTTTCGGCATTGCTCGCCGTTGTATCTGTCGTCCTTGCGGTGCTAGGACATGAGTCAGAGTCTATTGCATTTGGTATGGCTGCCGTAGTGTCTGCAATTCTCTCCAATAGGGAACGCGTATAACGCTTATACTAATCTCATGACTGATGCCCCGACACCTAATGAAAGCCCTAAGCCTGCCCCTACGCCCTTAAATGTAGTGCCAGCTAGTAAGAGTGATGATGAGACTGTTGTCGCTCCTAAGCCCGTTCCTGCCCCGCCTAAGCCCGTTGCGGTAGTGTCCTCGATTGGATCCGTGGATGTTGTAGTGGGATCACTTGTATATCAAGCACGCGCCCTTCGAAGTATTAGCGTGGCAGTCGTGCAAGATAGATTGACAGAGTTAGGCTACGGGGATGCGCGTGGAGATCTCCGTGGATGGCTATCTGATGGGACAGTAAAGGCTCTGTCAGCGTTTCAGAGTGCATCAGGACTGTTGGTAACAGGTATAGCCGATATGGACACCGTTAAGGCTCTGCTCAAAGATACAGGGGCAACCGTAACCGATTAGTATTAGTAGCACTATAAGTGAAAGCCCCCCATGTTTGAGATGAGGGGCTTTCCTAGTTGCTGATTTATTCGACCAGATCCGCGTAGCAGATGAAGCACACTAGGTGCTTGCCAAAGTATCGGCTACTTGCTGACCCACATAGGGTGCATGTCTCGGTCTCGGTCTCGGTCTTGATCTCGGTTGTCATGTCTTGCCCCTTGTCTTGCACCCCCTTGGTGCATGGCTTGAGTGTAGCGTAGCCCTAATCTGATGTCAAGTTAGGGGATACATGAGTGAGCCCCCCACCTTGCGGTGAGGGGCTTCACTTGATGTCTAGGAGGTCTCACACTCCCACTCCAACGTCAAGCCCTCCATTAGTTGCATACCCTCTGAGACCCCGTTACACCAGCGGATAGCGGGGTAACTCTTGTCAAAGTGCTTCCACATGAATGGCTGACCCCAGTTGTTCCCGTACCCCTTACGCTCACCGTTAGCATCTATCTCCCATGCGTATCGTCCACTATTCGCAACGGCCTCTTCCCATGTAACGGGCTTAAGATTTTGACTCATTTGATATTCCCCTATCTGTGCGCCCCGAGTTGGGCATAGCCTGACAGTACAGCAAAGTGCAGGGTAATGCAATACCTACGCGGAATTAGTTTCGGCGTGTCTACTCGCGCTCACGAGCTCACGCCTACGCGCTCACGCGCTCACGCCTACGCGCTCACGCGCTCACGCGCTCACGCTCACGCCTACGCGCCTACGCGCCTACGGCTCACGCAAAAGCCCCCCACCCGTGAGGGTGAGGGGCGCTAGGCAAGAGGACTACACGCGCCCCCCACATACGGGGCCAATACCGGCAGCCACGCTAACGGGATTAGTTAGCATGGCAGCGCATACGCAACAAAAACCGAACTCCACGCCCCACGCCTTAGCCTCGGCCAATGTCATACGATCCTCGGCGGTGAGTGTGCGAATAGCACCGGCAGCGTAAACAAATTGAGCGTTACCTTCAGCCAACATATCGAGACGCTTCGCGTATAGGTTGCCAGACTCGCGTGACTTGACCACACGGAATATGTCCCCGTTCACGCGGTACATACCCACTTCGAGAGGCGCGGTCGGCGCGACAACGATCTTAGGCGCTTGCAATAACAGATTAATGCTACGCGAGGCCAGATCCTTATCTAGTGTTCCAGACTCAATGCGCGACAGTAGTGCTACGCGAATTTCGGCCAACTCGGTGCGTGTGTTGAGTAGGTGCGTAAGGTATGAAACTTGACGCTCTGTGGCGGGTGAGATTGTCGCGGTCATGGTCATGATGTCCCCTTTTTTTGTGGAGCCCCTTGCTCCATGTCTTAAGTATTACATAGTACTGAAAGTATGTCAAGTCCAAACGGATAGTTATTTATTTCAGCGTGTCGCGCGCTTGCGGATATGAAAGAGCCCCCCACCTTGCGGTAGGGGGCTCTCAAAGTCTTGACCTAAACCGCGTGGCGCGTATAGGTTCGACGTTCGGGAGTGTCCCAGACGATATAGTCATGATCAAGGTGTCCACAATTGGAGCACCACGCTAGGCCACCCTTGATGACACCGATTGAAACTATGCGCTCGAATGACTCTGCGCGTTCGGCAACATCACAGTGGAGCAATACGGTTGCTCTGATTTTCTTTGACATGGGATCCCCTCTCAGGAGATGTATGGAGCCCCTTGCTCCATGTCTTAAGTATTACATAGTGCGGTTATATTGTCAAGTGGAAGAGCCCCCCACCTTGCGGTAGGGGGCTCTGTTGGAGATTAGGGGTTATCTCCCCTCATCTAAGAATGTAATGTGCGGGTATGTGAGTGCGGTAGTTGGAGTTGGATCGCTCGTTACTTGGAGATATACCGCGCTGACCTTGGCTTGATCACATGTTGCGAGTAGCGCGGTGAGTTTGCGGTCTCCGTAGGTTGCGTTGAACTCACCAGACCAGGTGAACCCATCTGTGAAAGTAATGACTACACCAGAGATGCGGTCTCCTAATAAAGCCTTGCGATCTGCTAATACGGTATTCATGATATCCCCTATCTTTTGCCGCCCCTTGCGACATGACATAAGAATATACTATGCGGATGCGGTTGTCAAGTCTGGACGA